GAGAAAAATAAAAGCATTTCCAATTCTGTTGTTTCAAAATATGAGACTATTAATCGAGTGAGAGAGGCGCTCCGTGTGATAAAGGAGCGCCGTTATAGTGGTCATATATCTATTAACTATGCGCCTGAAGTTATGGAAGATTTCGAAGCGTTTGTTGAGTTTGTAGATATTGTTGGATATAGTGGTCCGGAGGATAAGTTGATAGACACTGTGTATGGGCATATGATATATGCTTCGGCGACATCTAGTGTTTTGCCTCCTAAGCCAGAGATTCGTTCTTGGTTGGACCGTCATGGGCATATATTAGCGCCTGATATGATAAATCTCTACAAGAGGCTATCTATTGAAGATTCATTTGCTCCGGAAGGGGTGGTGATAGCCAAATTTGATGGTCATGTGGAGATTCCCGTAAGTCCTAAATACAATGTTCCACCAGTTGCTCCTGAAGTTTTGCTAGCAGCTAGTGAGGTAGATATGTATTGTGATCACAATTTTTCTTTATTGTCTGGCTTTGCCGTTACTGAAGAAGGTGTGCCAGCTAGGTTGTTAACTGCCCAGGATCCGGCTGCAATAGCAGCTGCAAATAATAAATTTAACAACTATAAAGAAACCAGCGATACTGTAGATTTTAATGATCTATGGTTGTGTCAAGCATCTATAGTACATGCATTGGGTATAGATGGTGGGTATGATCCCGAGTTTGTCGCTATGTTGACAGAGGTTGACACGTTGGAGGCCGCCATTGATAAGAACACATCAATGGGCTCGACTAATGTGAATTATTTTGATAAAACAACTAAAAAGAAAGTTAAGGCACCTAAGAAAGATGAGGCTATTCAGTCTCAGTTGGATAATTTTCTCTATTATAAGAGTGAAATGTGGGACTACTTATTAGGAAGGCGTGATGATATACCTTATCCGGGACCCTTGTTTGAGTCACACAAATTAGAAATTTTGACTTTTTTGGAGTTATTTATGGAAGATAGAGAATTTATTGATGCCGACGAAGCTATTAAAATGCAGATGAAACAGCGTTTGTTCTATATGAGTGCTTCTTTAGCTCTTATGGGGGATAATGCAGTGTTCAAACCTCTACTTAACACTATGAGATACTGGTTATCTGGGATAGGTGTAAAAGTTACATAGGGAGGACTAATGGAAATGTGGGACATTGTCATGGGAAAGAGAAGCTCACCTCTTAAGTATAAATGGCGCGCTATGAAAAGAGCGGCCTTAAAGAGGTGGGGTATAGATTTAGGGGAGCGGTGTTATGGTGAGGGTGATTGGACATCCTATGATACAACGCTTTCAGCAATGGTTATGGCAGCCGCTATAGGAGTGGGGTTTGCAACCTACTCGCAGCATAAGGATCCATTTATGCGGTTGTTAGCCATAGTTTCCCATGGTCAGAACATAACAAAGGTTATGTATATGTATCTGGCTAATCAATTCTTCCGGGTGCACGGAAGAATGTTTAGTGGGGTTTTGATAACAAGTACGATAGATACCGTTTATCAAGTGGTATTGTACTTGTATTATATAAAACAGATATGCAAAAAGTATGCAGATCAACCCATAGTAGCCGAGATCTATGCAAACTTTATGTTCATAATGTTCTTCTATGGAGATGATCACGTAGCGGGATGGTACAAGTGGCAGGAGCAGTTTAAGCTCTATGATGAGTCCACTGATCCCCTCGATGATTTTGTGCGTATGTGCACCACGGAGTTTGGTATGCTGTACAAGAGAGAAGCCAGTAAGCGGTTTGATGAGGAAACAGTTATTGGTGAGCTCCATTTCTATAGGGATGAGAATGGTAGATACCATGAGGTAGAGGAATTAACCTCATGGGGTATGACCTTTCTCAAATTTTCCATGATTCAGATGTACGTAGATG